TGAAGCTTTACTTTAAAGTAAAGAACCAAAACTTCGCTTATTAATTTTAATATTATAATGATTAAGCACAAGTTGATAGGTCAACACTTTAAAATTTATTTATATGAAAAATTCATTACATGTAAAAGTTCTAAAAAGACTTTTAATGTATGTTTTTCCACATATCAATTCTAAAGATTTCTTTAGACCTCTTATTTCAACCATATATAAATGGATAAAATGTTGAGGTATAGTCTATACCATAAAATATTGGAAACAAATGAGACTTCATTGTACAAGGTACATATGTAAGAATCCTTTATTAACAAATGATATGAGTATAGGCTTGACTAAAGATGGCTGACCCAAAAAGCTATTGTTCCTTAAGAAATATATTGATACTGGTTCTACTATTGATTTTAAGTTTGTTCTCACAATCTTAAATTTTAGTAGATCATGAACTCTTTCTGATAAAGAATGAGCTAATGTTGAACCAGACTATTCGAGTATCACGGATTTTCCAAAAGGAAAATATATGATACCTAATGGTTTTATCAATAGATTTATAGAGGAATTTTCCCTAAAAAGAAGCAAACCTTCCTTCAGTAAGAAAAATTTATACCTTTCAATGAAAGCAGGTCCTGACGGGCCCGCTACATTGACTTCATACTATAGTTTACTAAAATATAGTTATGAAGAAATGCAAGGTATATTTAATATTACTGATGCAGAAGGAGTGGATTTCTTTTGTAAGTCTTACAAGTATGCCTGGGAGAATGACCTTTATCCTGGTGCTGGTACTGGTTTATGCAATGCATGTGCCAGTCGCAGTAACGGGAAACTCAGCTTTGTGAAAGATCCTGAAGCAAAATTGAGAATAATAGCCATTTCTGACTATTATACTCAAATTTTTCTTAAACCAATTCATAATATTGTTCTCAATATTTTGAAACGGTCAAAGTTAAATAATTTTGACAGAACGTTCACACAAACTCCCACGCATAAATGGTGTGACAATGGGTCTAACTTTTGATCCTTGGATTTATCATCGGCGACTGACAGATTTCCTATTGAAGTTCAATCTAGACTAATTTCCAAAATATTTAATGATAATAATTTTGGTCATAGTTGAAGATTTTTACTTTCTAATAGACAGTTTGAAGCTCCCAATGAAAGTCTAGTAAAGTATAATACTGGACAACCAATGGGTACCTATTCATCCTGAGCAGTCTTTACTTTAACACATCATCTTTTAGTTCATTGATGTCATTACTTAAATAGTAATACTAATCTAAAAAGTTATAAATTTAACTTTGATCAGTATATACTCTTAGGTGATGATATTGTGATTAAAGATGACATTGTTGCTAAAACTTATAAAGAAGTTTTAACAAAAATGGGTGTTGAAGTATCTACTAACAAAACTCATGTATCTTTAGATACTTATGAGTTTGCTAAGAGATGGATACGGTTCTCAAATGGAAAGTTTATTGAGTTAACAGGTATCCCTTTAAAAGGAATAATTAATAATTTTAAGAATCCATATACTGTATTCTTAATCTTATATGATTATTTCAAAATAAAAGGAAACCTTTTTATCTTTAAATTTTCTTTGGTTGATTTAGTAAGAAGACTTTATTATAAGTTCCCTTTTGTTATGTTGAAGAAAATCAAGTTTCTTGTTAATAATGAACAAAAGTTTAAAATTAAGAAGAAAATTGTAATGCTTAACATTTCTAGAGGGACACTTAGAAGGATCGAGGGTCTATCCCTGTCACTTGATATAGACTTTGGATTTTACACTTATGATAAATTGAGAAATTTATTTACTAAGTTTATTACCAATGATCTATATCATATACCTAATGAAAGTACAGCTCTTTTAGAGTATAAAAGAATACTTTCAGTAGGAATGGCGGGAATAGTTGGAAAAATCAATAATAATATTATCAACAATCCAGATTTACTATTAAGTAAATTTGAAGTTGAAGATAAAAATTTATTGGTTGATAATCCAATTTTTCTTTCCATTTATAATACCATTGTACAATCTTGAGAGATTGTAATCTCGTGAGACTTGTCCTCGGACATTACTTTACATAATGCTTCAAAGGAAATCTCAGATCTTAATATTGAATCAATTTTTAATAAAGATAGGAATCAGGTCCAAACTTTATTACTAATTGGTACAATTATAAGAAATGGTTTCCACCAGATTAACATTACTGATGAAATTTGATACGGATCGGCAACGACCGAATCAACTTTCACAGCACCTACTGATAATATTAAGCGATTACAACTTAATTTTAACAATAACGTGTTGAATAATGTTATGATGGGTAAATGGGAAGCTCCTAGAAGTGCTAATGATTACATTAGCGCTTGGGAGAATTTTAAGCTCGATTAGTCAGTCTTTAGACTTAAGATATGCATGAAAAGCATATGTTAAAGCCTCT